CTGGGTGCGCTGAACGACATCGCTGATCACTCTTTCATAGACACGATCAGGTTGGTTATTGTTCAGCCGCGCCTGGACCATATTGACCAGTGGTATATAAAGAAGGATGAACTTATTAAGTGGGGCCATGAAGTTGTTCGCCCCGCCGCCGCAAAAACTATGGCGGCTGATCCAGAATTCAATCCCTCACCCGCCGCATGTCAGTGGTGTAAAGCCCGTACAGTTTGTAAGGCTTTAGCTCAACAACAGCTTGAAATCGCTCAGAACTCTTTTGAGGATCTGGACGCTCCTATTGTTGTAACCACTCCGCACTCGATGTCCATCGATGAAATTGGAAAACTTCTGCCGAAGCTTGATCCCTTAATTGCCTGGGCTCAAGCCATTAAAAAACGTGCAAGAAGTTTAGCTATCGATGGATCAATCGTACCAGGACACAAACTTGTTTCTGGCCGTGCGAATCGCCGATGGAAAGATGAAACCGTGGCCGCAGAAACTCTTACAAATATTTTTGGCGATGAAGCGTTCACTCGAAAACTAATTTCTCCTTCTCAGCTTGAGAAGCTTGATAAGGAAAAAGCACTGGAGCTATTGGAGCTCTGGGAAAAACCCGTTGGTGCATTGTCACTGGTCCCGGACGATGATCCGCGCCCAGCGCAAAATACCGACGTTAATTTTGATGAAATTGGAGAAAATTGATGACTATTAAATTCAAATACCCTAACGGCGTAAAACATCTTAAAACTGGACATATTGTACTTGAGCATGTTCGCCTTTCTTTCCCGAACTTGTTTGAGCCAAACTCATACAAAGGTCAAGGTGACCCAAAATTTTCAGCGAATTTCTTAATGGATCTGGATGATAATAAAGAACAGATCGAAGACGTTAAGAAAATCATAACAAGCACTGTAAAAACCAAATGGGCACAAACCCCTAAAAAACTTCAAATGTGCTTCCACCCAGGGGAAGAAAAAGCCTACGACGGTTATGAGAACGTCATGTATGTATCGGCTAAAAACAAAAAACGTCCACAAATAGCTGACCAGGAAGGACACTCGATTGTCTTAGAAGATGACAAGGTGTTTGCCGGGTGTTATGTGGATGCTGTTGTTGATTTCTATGCCCGTGACGATAAGTACGGTCAGGGAGTGGGCTGCAACCTGGTCGCGGTTATCTTTAACGAAAGTGGAGAACGCTTCGGAGGCTCTAACTTTGATCTAAGTGAAATTACTGGTAAAGATATAGCTAAAGAAACCGCAGCAGACGTTAAAGAAGACCTCGACGATATCTTTGGTGAAGAAGCTGCGTAGTGATCAGCTTTGATTTCGAGACATATTCTAGGTGCGACATCCGAACTGTTGGGGCATACGCCTACGCTGATCATCCTTCAACCGAGGTGGTTTGTATGGGCTATGCGTTTGACGATGAAGATCCACAAATTTGGATTCCGGGTGAACCCTTCCCGTCTGAGTTTTTGGATCGTGTCAAACGAGGTGAGGATGTTGTTGCCTGGAATTCGTATTTTGAAATGGTGGTGTGGAACCTGGTCCTTAAAAAAGATCCGATTCCATTCAACCAATGGAACGACACAATGGCCTTGGCGGGAGCTCATGCTCTCCCCCTAGGCTTGGCAAAATGCGGAGAGGTCCTCGGACTCTCAGAAGAAGACGCTAAAAACAAACGCGGAAAATTATTAATACAACGACTATCAAAACCTCAACGGGATGGCACTCGCAACACCGACCCGTTTTTACTAGAAGAATTTTATGCCTATTGTAAACAAGACGTTGCAGTCGAACGAACGATCAGAAATAAACTTAGAAACCTCACAACCTCAGAACAGCAAATCTTTAAACATGACCAGGAACTGAACTGGAGAGGGTTAAGGCTCGACACAGACTCGATCGATCACGCTTTAAGGATTTATGAAGAAACGGAAAACAAACTGAATGAAGAAGTCAAAAGAATTACAAACGGAGAGCTCGACTCCACCAGCAGCCGAGCCAAGGCATTCGCTTGGATGGCTACTCAAGACTACCAAATGGAGTCCTATACAGCTTCAGCAGTACAGGAGGCTATTGACAGTCCAGCATGCCCGGAGATAGTCAAAGAATTCCTCAAAATCAGACAGCAACTGAGTCAGACCAGCAATAAAAAATATCACAAGATGAAAGACACTGTTGCCAGTGACGGAAGGGTCCACGGCCTGGTCCAATACCACGGGGCCTCCACTGGCCGATGGGCCGGACGATTGATTCAACCTCAAAACCTCCCAAGACCAAAACATAAAAATGTTGATGAGTTGATCACCTCAATGCCTGAGAACTTTAAAGGTATGGATGTTCAGCCCCTCGACGCCCTCACAAGTTGTCTCAGAGGGATGATTGTTGCATCCCCTGGTAACCGCCTCATCTGTGCAGATTTTAGCTCCATCGAAGCCAGGGTGCTGGCATGGATGGCAGATCACGGTCGAGTGGTAATGAGCTTTGTCGATGGAAAAGATATATACCGAACCACGGCAGCGGAGATGTACTCAACGCCCTATTCTGAGATTACTGATGAACAACGCTTTCTCGGTAAGGTAGCAACCCTTGCCCTGGGCTACCAGGGAGGCGAGAGAGCCTTTACAAAAATGGCCCAGGCATATGGAGCGTTTATTGATAAAGAGCTTGCGGAGAGAGTTAAAACATATTGGAGACAGGCTAACAAACCAATTGTAAATTTATGGGCTGAGTTTGAGAGATCCGCAAAACGGAGTCTGTGGACCGAGGGGCTAGAAAAAACACAAGTCGGATCTTTTAAAGTTCATAAGGGTGAGCTCCTTTTTCGGTTGCCGAGTCAGCGGGTGCTGGTATGGCAAAACCCAAGACTTGAGATTAACGAAAAAGGGTGGGAGCAACTGCGATTTGACGGAACGGATCCGCGCACCAGGAAATGGACCACCAGGGATACTTATGGTGGGGATCTAGTTCAAAGTGTTACCCAGGCGATAGCCAGGGATCTTTTAGCCGAAGCTGTTTTGCGTTTAGAAGAAGCGGGTTATCCCGTGGTGATGCACATACACGATGAGATCATCGCGGATGTACCAAACGGTTTTGGATCACTGAAAGAGTTCATAAAAATAATGTGCGAGCTGCCCAACTGGGCAAAAGGTTTGCCGATGCAAGCCGATGGATTTGAAACACCGAGGTATCGAAAATAAGTGGTCGTAGACGCAACGACGATATGATTTCCAGGCTAAGAGATTCCAGGTTGTTTGACACGGATGATTTATTTAATAACGAAGACGCAGCTAGAGTTCTGAGAACCACAGCAGTGTACGCCAATCAAATTTTACGATCGGCGCAATACTATGGGCTAGTTGAAATGTACGAAGACAATCTAGGTTTTCAAACTTATAGACGCAGACCAAGGCACGATTATTTGAGCAAGCCCTGGAGAAAGTTTTACACCGACGAAGAGTTAGAAATCTATCGAGGCTGGAAAAAATACGAGATGGAAAATAAAGATGCTTGAGTCTGCCATTGAAAAAAAGGTGACCTCAAAAGCTCAAAAGGCTGGATGGATTTCATACAAATGGTGCAGCACTTCACAGCGCGGTGTCCCCGACAGATTATTTTTTAAAAAAGGTGTGTTAAAAATTATTGAGTTTAAGACCTGGGGTAAAAGACCCACGGCCTTACAATTTTTTATTCATTCAAAATTACGAGACAACGGATTTGAAGTTCACGTTATTGACAACGTGGAAGACGGGTTAAAGATTCTCAATGTTACTTGAAGGCGATTTACATAAATACCAAAAAAGAGCAGCAAAATTTATCTGCGAAAATAAAAGTGCCGCGCTCTGGATCGACATGGGACTTGGTAAGACTGCCGCAACACTTACAGCGATAAAAGAACTGCTCGACACCTCACAAGCTCATAAGATTTTAATCATCGCACCGCTTAGAGTCTCCACTCATACCTGGCCCACTGAAATGAAAACCTGGGACCATTTAACCGGATTGTCTTACACGCAACTGTCTGGGTTATCCCCTACAAAACGCGAACATGCAGTCACCATGGAAACCCCTATTCATTTAATTAACCGGGAAATGGTCCCCTGGCTAGTCACCCACTTCGGGCAAAAATGGCCCTATGAAACGGTGGTGATTGATGAGAGCTCTAGCTTTAAAAGTTCAGCCGCAAAAAGATGGAAGTCGTTACGAAAAGTTCTCGGTAAAATAGATCGGATGGTACAACTAACCGGGACCCCCGCCCCGAATTCTTTAATGGATTTGTGGCCTCAAATTTATTTGTTAGATAAAGGTGAACGCCTCGGAGATACGAAAACAAAATTTTTAGAAAACTATTGCACCATTTATGGCAACCCAAGTTGGAGGCAATACCAGGTTAGACCCGACCGGGTTGAGGCGATGAAAGAAAAGATCCGTGATGTGGTTCTTCGGATGTCTGCGGATGAGTACCTGGAACTGCCAGACCGCGTGGATAGTTTTGTTGAAGTAACACTCAAAAAGAAAGCACTAGATATTTATAAAAAGATGGAAAAGCAATTCATAATCGAGTTGGAACAAGGAACGATTACCGCTGCTAACGCTGCCGTTAAAATTGGAAAACTATTACAAATATGCAACGGTGCCATTTACCATGAAGACCACAGCTTCACTGAGATCGATACCGGGAAGCTGGATGCCCTGGCAGAGATTTGTGAGACAGCGAACGAGCCAATCCTGGTAGCGTTTCAGTATCGCTCAGATGTCCGTAGGATTTTGAGTCGAGTAAAAGGGTCAAAGCTTCTGGGTAAACAGCCTAAAACAATCGACGCCTGGAACAACAAAGAGATCCCGGTTTTGCTGGCCCACCCCGCCAGTGCCGGGCACGGATTAAATCTTCAACGGGGTGGAAATGTGGTGGTGTGGTTCGGACTTCCCTGGGCGTTGGAGCTCTACCAGCAATTCAACGCACGGTTGCATCGCCAAGGCCAGACAAATCCTGTCCGGGTAATACATTTATTGACCGACTGTCGGGCTGAAACACTGGTAAACACTGCGCTAAACGACAAATTGACAATACAGGACAGCGTCTTAGACGCATATAAAGCTTAATGAAACATAATATAAATCTTGATGCTTCATTCTTTTTGGTAGATACTCCACTCTTGGTGGATTTAATTCTGACGGAGAGGAGAAATGAGCTCATTTAAGGATCGGTTAATAGAGGCATGTATTGAGTCTGAAGAGTGCCCCATGAGCGGTAGAAATAAGCGTGGTGGACAACAAAAGTGGTTAGCTGAGAAGGTGGGAGTTTCTGAGCAAGCTGCATCCAAATGGTTCAATGGAAAAGCAGTCCCCTGGAATCAACTGCCGAAAATAGCCGAGGTGCTGGGCGTAAGTTTGTGCTGGCTCTCCTGGGGAGAGGAAGCATCGAACGAAAACGAAGAACTGACGCATCAGAAAGTTCAAGAAGTCTCGACAAGAACTCAGGCGATATACGCCTGGTGTGGAAAAGCATGTCAGCTTGGACTGAACTGGAGCCCAGTTTATAATCGTGAGCATACCGATGCTGTAATTATAACTAAGCGCGATGCCTACGATGTCCGGGTTGAAGTAATGACCGCAATGAAAAGTCGCGACACCGCCGGGCTGTATGTCGAAGGAATGAATGTCCTCCATATGGATTATGACAGCACCGGGAAAAACAAGTTTCCACGGGACGGATTATTTCGCGCAAAAATCCCGCCGGAAAATTTTAGCGGTTGGGTGACGGGAGTAATAGCTTATGAACTTCCACGCGGCCTTGAATATCAGTTCACCTCATTTCACTCTGACGATATAAGAGAACGTCAGATTTTTATTGAGTCCGTCGGGCCATGCTATGTGGTTGAAATCCACAGAAACGAAAGAGCACTTCTTAGCCCAATCGAATCCAATTTAGCGATATTTAAGGAAGAAAAAGCGAGGCCCTGGCGTTCGGGCAATTTAATTTATCCGAATGCCGAAAGTATGCGTGGCTAAAAATTAATAACTTATATTTTTAAGGTAGAAAAATGGAAAGACAATTTTATAAGCTCGAAGAGTTAGCTGAATTATTTGGTATGACACTAAATGGTGTACGAACCTGTATCGCCAGAGAGCGATTCCCCGTTCCTACGTATCGGATTGGAAAAATTCGTGTTGCTGACAAGAAAGTTGTTCATCGATTTTTTGAAGAAAAAAGTAACGAGGGAATGATTGAGTTGGAAAAATCAGCATGAGTGATATGGTTAACCACCCACCCCATTACAACCAGGGCGGGATAGAGTGCATAACATATTTAAAAGATAACCTCGGTGAAGGTTTTACCTATTACCTGGAAGGTAACGTAAAGAAATACCTTCACCGATGGAGATATAAAACTACCGATGGATCACCCTCAGTCGAGGATTTGAAGAAGGCTCAGTGGTACTTAAACGCATTGATAGAGAATCAAGAATCTCTTCAGCGTTGAGGTG